CGACGCGCGCTGATGGGCTTCTTCGCGGTTTTTTGCGTTTAGCTCACGGCGAAGGCGTCGAGCCTCCTTGAGCTGGCGGTCTTCGGCCGCCTGCAGCGCTTCCTCTTCTCGGCGAGTCGCGAGATTGTCGCGAACGGTTACTTTACGCGGCCGATACTGCTGGGTCGGATCCGCCAGCTCAATCGCTTCCGCATACCAGAGCGCCTTCAGCCGACGAGCAACAAGCCCATCGTTCTCGATATCCACCGGCTCGCCGCGTCCGACGCGTCGCAGCTTCCCGTCCGGGCCACGAATGTTCATGGCCTTTCGGTAGATGTAGTCACCGTCCAGGCCTACGTAACGCTGCCTCCAGTGCCGCGTAGTTGATACGCGCTGAAGGCGCTTGCCCTGGGAATCATTGCTGCTGTCGTCGCTCATGAAATCCTCCACCGCTAGGGCCCAGCATAGCTCATTGCTGAACTGTGCTGGGCCCCGCGTTGGCTTACACCTGACTAGATATCAGGCTGCGGTGACGTCGTCGAAGAAGTAACCGAGTTCACTGGCTACCAGCTTCTGATCATACGCCTGATCGATCTCGAGTCGATCGGACTCAAGGTGATCCATGCGGAACCGCTTCATCCGCATGCCGTTCTGGGAAGCGCCCAGGAACCCGGTCCACGAGAACGTGTAGCCGGCGCTCGGCACCATCAGACCCGGGCTCGGGGCCGCGTAGCAGAGCAACGCGTCCACGCCATTTCCAATGAACGCGTGCGAATCCGCAAGGTTCTTGCCCGCCGTGTTCTGGATGGCTTCCATCACGAGAACCTGATCGATTTCGAACAGGGCTGCGATGGCGTCGCGGAGGACTCGGGCCGGACCGGAGGTCTGACCGCGATCGAGACGACCAACGAGATCGGGATGATCCACGAGGATGTCCCAGCACTGACGCCCCATGACCATCGTGTTCGCTTTGAACCCGGTGTTCTGGAGGATCGTGCGGACGCCCGTGCGGACATCGGCGATCGGCGTGGAAGTCGCATCGTCCCAGTTGAGACCTGTAATGACGTCCGTATCCCAGACGCCTGCCTGGAAATAGTTGCTCGCCCACTGGATCTCACGGTTGATGAGAGCCTTCTGAGTGAGGAACTCGGTCGCTTCGCGATCGGGCGAAAGCGGGCTGTCCGCATTCGCTCGTACCTGATCCGCGATGTCCTTGTGCAGAGCACGGACAGGGGCGGAGTAGGTGTCGGTTCCCAGGCGATAGTTCGCGCCGGCCGACTCGGTTCCGGGGGCCCGGAGTTCCATGTCGTCTCGGTTGAACTCACCCTTCGGATACGTGTAATACACGTCCGACTGGTGTGCGACAGGGATGTTGGGAAACACCTTGTCGGCCACAAACGAATCTTGGTCCTGCAAAAAAGCGACCGAGATGTTCGTGAGGGGGCCGTCGACGTGGACGTCGGACCGGCTCGGTTCGATGAACGGCATTGCTCAGCCTCCTTACGCGCTGTGCGGAGCCGCAATGGGCTGCGCAAGCATTTCGAAGATTTCACCAGCAACCGCCGTGTTCAGCGCGATTCCGATGCCCATTTGATCAGCGACGAGCGCACCGGTATTGGCGACACCAGTCACCGTACCCGTTGCATCCGGAACGCAAATCTCGCCGGCGGTTACTCCGCCAACACCTGCTTCCACCTCGACAATGCCTTCGAGGAGTGCGACAGGGACGTCGCTCCCCGAGGCCACCGTTTCGGCCGCGATCCCAACAACAACGGACGTTACCGCCGTGGTTGCAACAACCGTTCGCGCTGCACTGACTTCGACAACCTGACCGTTCGTCAGGGCGCCACCAGCAGTGAGCGTGACAGTTCGTACTGCATCATGAGAAGCCATAGTGGCTCTCCTCCTTCACTCGGCGAGTAACTATTAGTTACTGGTCCGGTTGATCATCGCGTTGCGATGCTGGTTGTAGAGTGCCTGGCCCTCGTCGGATGCCAAAACGATCTTGTACGCCTTGGCATAATCCTTGACGGGGTCGAGGTTCAACTTGATCGCCTCGGCTTTGGCCAGGTCTTCGAGCTGGACCTCGGACGCCGACTTCTGGATCTGAGCCCCCTGCGGCGCGGGCGCGGCGGGGGTCTTGGATCCTTCGGTCGTACCAAGGGATTTCGTAACATCCTCGTTGCCAGCGTTGCCGGCCTTGAGGGCCTTCAACGCAGCTTCGCGGTGTTCGGGGTTCTCGATCGATTCAACCGACTTCAGGAGCGCTGCACGCTGCGCGATCGTGCCCGGCAAGTTTGCCAGCTCAATCTCCGCGCGCTTCTCGAACTCACTGTCCGCCTTTTCGGCCTTGAGCAGTTCGATCTCCTTGTCTTTCGAATCCTTCTCGACGATCGCAGCAACGAGCCGCGGGTCATCGGACTTCGTGAAAACCGTTCCGTCATTCGCCGTATAGACGACATCCGGATCCTCGCTCTTCTCGACGACGTCCGACTTGTGCTCGTCTTCGGTCTTCTCGACCGGCTTCACGAGAAGCTCTCGCTCGTCAGCCGACTTGGCCAGGAATTCATCCTGGTCTTCCGCTTTTTCAATCGTGTCGAAGTGAGCACGATGTGTAGCGGATAGCGCAACGATCGATTCGAGTCGCTCATTGGCTTTCTTCAGCTCTTCATCCATTTGGATGTCCTCCTGATTGGGGGTTGCAGTCAGCTCTGGAAAGTTCTTCCGGATCTTGCCCAGGAGATCTTCATCGAGATCCTGCTTCTGTACCATGGCCACCACTGCGTTGACCACGATATCACGCTCCACTGCGTGCAAATGTCCCGCGTTCATGATGACTTGGATCTGACCTTCGTCGTCCATCACCCACGCGTGTCGATGTTCTTCAGCGTCTTCGCCAACGCCTACTGCGAAATTTGTGTGACCGCTGCGGTCCTCTCCGGGGTAAAGCTCAAGCGTGTGGCCGTGGCCTTCGTCCGCGGACGTAACAACAGTGATCCAACCAATCTTCTCAATTTTTTTGCCATCTTTGTCGTACTCGTCGCCGTCGTCGCGCTTCATGATCACGGCGGTCGCGTGGGCCTGCGCGGGGCGAGTAACACTCGAAAGCTCGTTGATCCGGAACTTCTTCATCCGCTGCTTAATCGCGCTTCGCATAGCTACTCCGTGACCGGTTCGTTTTCGATGTACTCGCCACCGATAGAGAAGCCAGTGTAAGTTCCGTCCTTGAATTTCTGGAGGACCTCAGGGCTGGGCTCGACAGCGACCATCCAACCGGTGCGATCAGTTGTGATCCCAAACGCCTTGGCGATGTCGTCGGTGAGGGGAAACTCGTGAACGACTGTGCCGTCGTGAAAGACATGCATATCACCAGCGACGCGATCAGTTTTTGCGAATTCGGTGACGGCTTCAAGCATGGCGTCTTCAGGGATGTGATCGCCCTGTGAGTCAAAGAACTCCTCGCCATTGATCTTGCAGACGATTCCCCAGCCAAACACAAGGCCAAGCTCTTCGTCGACCTTCGCGATCTGTTCGCACTTCGTGAACTTGCTCAAGAGTTGCGTCTCCGTGGGCGTGCAGCGACGCGGCAGCCCGTAGGCAGTAGGATACAGGTTTAGAAGGGGGATGCCACGAAGGTACGGGAGACCACGCACTGGCAGCTCACTACTTCGCGAGCGGGCGCGCTGCTGTCGCCGGGGTAGCGCAGGGCGATGCCGTTGCCAGAAAGGAACGGTTCGCCCAGAGCGCGCTGCTGGCCGGCCATATCCGCGTGCGAGTGGCGCGTGTTCACGAATCGCGGGTGCCATGTCTGGATGACTGTCCGGGGATTGAGCCCGCGATCCACCGCCTGGGCCCACATCTCGGCCTCGCCGGCGTTGACCGCGGCGAGCGCTTCGCTGTTGGCAATGACCTGGGATCGATGCACGAGCAGTTTCTGCTCGTAGCGCTCGACCATGGTATCGATCTGCGTGCTCGAGAGGGGCGTCCCGTTCGCCATCGCCGTCCGCACGGTCCCGTCGAAGCGCTTGTCTCGGAGCGCTCGCTGCAGCGCCTGCCGATCCAAATTCGTGAGCAATTGCCTATAGTTAACCACCGCCTGGGCTTGCACCCCGGTGAGGCCGATCGAGCCACGCAGCGAGGCGGCGATCCGCTTCGGAGTCAGGCCCTGACCGATGCCTGCCCGCAGCGCGATCTGGAGGGCGCTTGACTGCTGCGCGGTCAGCTCACGCACCAGGCGAGCCTGCGACTCCTGTAGCTGAATCACCCCGCGGGCGCTCAGCGTGTCAAATCTGATCAACGGGAGCGGTCCAGACTGGCGGAGCGCTTCTGCGACGGACGCGCCTGCAGAGAAGTATGCGACGGTGATCGCCTCGTTCAGCCCAGGTCCGACGTCCTCGATCAGCGCGAGCGCTTCGAAGGTCCGCCCCTGATTCACAAGGACCTGAATTTCTTCCAGGGACTGTAGGCCTTTGGCCTCAGCAACCAGTTCCAGGAACGTCCGACGGATGTTGGCGTCCGCAGCGTCGATCAGCGCGAGCGTCCGACTCAGGTCGTCCAATCCGCTTGGGGTAAATTCCGCCGCTGCCATCAGTAGTCCGATCAGGTCATACGCGTTAGGCCAGTCTGGGCCCCCGTAGCTCGGGCCCAAACGAGACATGTCATGAGAGCCCGAAGTCCCAGTCGACGAACACCGACTCCGCTGCACCGACTACTGTTGAACCGCCGAGTTGACCGCCCACGTAGCACGAGATGTACTCCTGCACTTGGGTTGGGAAACGCGTTGCTGCGGTGGCACCCGCGTTCGTAGCGGAGAAGTACTCAACTTCGTCTTCGGTCTCGAGATCGCCAACCTTTTTGCGTTCCAGCACCCGCTTTTGGTTGGAGCCAGTATTCGCCTCTGTTTGAACCGCAGCGTCAGCGAGGATCGCTGCAGCCAGCTCGTAGGCTCCAAAGACAACTCGTTCAGGGATGTCAGTTGTGGTGGCGGCGATGCCATCGCAATCGGGCACACCCGTGCGAGGCCACGCCAGAGGCTGAGGGGTAGTCGTGTCCGTCGGCACCCCAACCCATAGCTGCTTGTCAAAAAGCCGTGTCGCGGAAACGAGAGCGCGCTGCTGATCTTCGAACGACGCTGCAGTCCACGCGGAAGCGCTTAGACTGCCTGCAAAATAGGACTGCGCTGAAATAATCAGAGGTGGCCCAGTGTCGTCGACAGTGTGCGTACCGTAGATATTGAAGGTGTTTCCGAGAATGTTGACTGTGCCCATGATAGGCTCCTACTTGGTGATGTCTTGGACAACCTGCCACTGGCCCGTCAGTACTGTCTTGACAGCTGTACCTGATGTCCACTGTACATCGTAGAAGTATGTGCTTGGGGTTTGGTCAGCGTCTAGCGCGGTTGGCGTGAACGTCACCACTCCGTTGGCGGGATCGGTTAGGACCCCCGTCAACGTAAAAAGATTTCCCAGCGCGTCAGTTGGTGCAGGACTGGGATCGACCGTCAACACCACCGTATCGCCCGTGATATCGATTGGGGTCGTCCCATCCGTCGTCAGGGTTACCGTGAACGAGTCCGTATCCCCGCGGAAGCGGCAGATGTCAACGCTGGTTACTGAACAGGCCATTTCTACTCCGCGTCCACAACAATGGTGTTGGGCTCTACTTTTGCGACAACAGATTCTGGCGTGACGACTGATGTGACATCAGCAGGCGCAACAATCACGACAGCATTTTCTACCGTAATCGTTGCAGTAAGTCCGGTCACTGTTAGTCCTCCTCCACCACCCGTCTGGTAGAAGCCGACGCCGGGAACAATCATTAGACCCTACGCTCCTCCGCCAGCAGCACGTTCGAGTTGTTCAGGGGGTTGTTCCCCGTCGTGGGAGTGCCATTGATCGCATTGCCGTCTTGATCATACAGATCATAGCGCTCCGCTACGACCGTGTCGTTGCCCGCGACCTCGTCGAAGACGTAGTCCACGCGCTGCCACGGGTCAGGTGTGGTGTCAATAAGCTTTCGGGCAATCATCCCGTCCAGGAGGAGCTTGAACGAATTGCCCATCGATCCCGCGGTGGTGTGTGCGCTTCGGAGGGCGTTCCAAACCTCGCTAGCGATGACGGCTGCCGTCGGATCGTTCAGCGCGGCGATGAGGCCGGGGATCGTAGTTCCTGTATCGGTGAGAATGTCGTCAAGGTGCTCGTCCACAGAACCGGCAGCCGGGGCGCCCGCCGTTGGGGCCAGTTTCAAGGCGTCCCGTATTTCTTGGTCGGTGTTGAAGGTCTGCACCCGAAAGTCGTTTACGTTTGCGGCCTCGTCACCCTGTAGAGTCCCGATCCCGGTAACGGTAATACTGGTCGGAGAAGTGTTGGACGAAGGTACGTTAACCACACCGCCCAGAAGATCCACGAATACGTGCAAACCTGTTCCCGTAACTGAGTTGATGTTCAGTGTCCCACTCCAGTTACTAAAGTGCTGCCCCCAAGCGCCAGTTCCATCTGAAGTCAAGTTCAGGGGGAAAACGTCGTCACCAAAACACGTGATGAATCTATTCCCTGCGGTACCACCCGTCCGGTCGAGGGTTCCCGAAACTTGACATCTGGTCAAGTAACAACCTGTAAAAACCACGCCAGAGGCAAAGATAAGGAAACAGTCCACGAAAAAACACGTGTTCATGCTAAAGCTACTGGACAAGAAGCCACTCCACTGACCTGTGAATACCACGTTACTCAAAGACGGAGTTCCGCTTGCGCTAAAAGAGCGAACCTGAGTTGTGATTAACTCGAATCCGGTGAGCGCCGTGGCGTTGGTAGCATTAATAGAAAGACTTCCCACCCCGGAAAAAATCAGCATTTTCGATCCGCGTGCAGCAGCAATACTGAGCGCATCCGTCAAATTATCCGAGGGTGTTTCCGCTGTGCCGACACCTGCAGCCGTGCCCGCTGTCCCGTCCACAAAGTCAACATGCACTGCCCCGTTGTAGGTTGATTCCCTAACAACAGCAGCCAGACTTCCCGCCGTGCCCTCATGGTCAGACACCAGCTCTGTTAGAACAGCATCAGCGATAGCCGCCGCTGTTGGGTCGTTCAGCGCAGTAATCTGTGCCGGAATCGTCGTGCCAGTGTCGACGAGAATGGCGGGAATGTCGGTCTCGAGCCGCGCTTCCGTTACACCGCTAAAGCTACCGTTGGTGTAGCGTCCACCCGTGCTGGTTTGCCCCGCGGCGAGTGGATCTCCGTCACACCGAAACGTGTATTCCAGAGCTGCGTCCTCGGCGAAGTCATAACGGTAAAGACCATCGCCTATCTCCGTCATAGACGCATCAGTTACGACCAGAACCTGCGTATCCTCTCGGCGAATCCGAATCCGCGGAGCCGTAGTTGGCGCCGTCATCGGGGTATCGACCGCACTTTCAAAATACGCTGTGATCTTCGGCATTACTGGTAACCTAGCTTTTCGCAGTAGTACGGGTAAACAGAAAGGATCTCTTGTCCCAAGGCAGGGTCAATGTAATCGCGCCAATCGTCATTGCGTTGCTCAACCTTGCCCGAGCCGTCGTGTGGAAACTTGTGCAGGTATAGACCGTCCACGTCGCCAGCTGCATTCTCTACGTCCAAAAAATCATGGTTGAATGCTGGCTGGCCAAGTTCGACATAGATCATGCTCATGAACTTCGCCGGATCCGCCGTAAAAGCTTTTGCATCAATAATAAGGCACCGCGACGGGTTTCGTCGAATTAAGTCTTCGACCGCTAAGATGGCGCCACCGATTATACCGTCAGGGGCCATCAAGGACTCGCACCTGCCGCGAATCGACGCCTGGTACGCGTCCGCCGCATCGTTATGCGCAGGAAATTTTCGATGCTGCTTTTCCGCGGAGGCACAGATATCTCGAGGATCCCGGACCATAGCTACAATGACGCTGTCCGGAAAAAGCTGACGAAGCAGCAGGGAATGCAAGGCCCAGGGGCGAGACTTTTCCCAGGTCATTCGCCCATCACACCACGCCTCCGCTCCCGCGCGCAGCCGCGCGAGGTGACGAGCTTCGGTTCGGTGCCGGTCGCTGATCAGCATCGACTTGTAATCGGGGTTGTTGCTCATAAACGACACGTCGTTCGCAATGGCCGATCCAAGCGGAGACGTATCGGTCACGTCCCAGTCCTTGTTCTGCGCGAGGATATTGCAGAGAAGCGTACTTCCGCTGCGAGGTGTTCCTGTGACTACATTCAGCATATTTAGTCCGGTACGTTCGTTCCTGAAGCAATATCACCTTCAGATTGAAGAAAAGAAAAAACAGCAGCTTCGATCTCATCCCACAAGCCACCACCCGCAGTTACGGCGTTGAACAGGCTATTAACCTTTGGCGTTGCCCTCACCTCTTTACGTACTCGATCCACTGGGATGAAATTGTTCCCACCGTCTCGGTAACCCGCGACGTATATCAACGTAATCGTCCGGTCTGACGGGTCACCCGGCTCACCCCGATTGACGTCAAACCGTCGCAGACGGATATCCGTAACAGCAATCGTAGAAACCACTTTCGTAGGTCGAGTCTCAGAAACATTGAGCTGATACGCCACATTACACCCCTAGTTGGCCGACCGGGCAGTTTCGTACCACGAAGTTCCATCGAACACAAGCTGAAGAACAGTGTCATCTGCGCTGGTAAAGCTGGCTGATAGATCGACCGAGTTCGTAGCGTGCGTGTTGTCGTCCGTTATTGTGACGTTCGCATCCACAAATATCAGAGTCAACAATTGCCCATCAACGCCGCCAGTAATCGTCGCAATCGTGTTGGCACCTGCGTCGCCCGTGATCGTCATGACAGTGCTGGTTGCAGCGAAGGTCGTGGCGGCTGCTCCCAACGTAAGGTTGTCATTAGCACCGCCATGCTGGCCGTTTGCCTTGGCGACGAAGTCATTGCCTACCTGGAGACTGTCCGCAGTGGAGTTGGTTCCCACGCCGAACTGAAAAGCATTTGTTGCGCTGGCTGTAATGGCCCCATTATTTGTATCTCCGATCGCCAGCGATGCAATACCGCTGGCGGTCAGATCGTTGCTATTGCGGGCGTACCCGTGAGCAAACGCTGCAACCGCGCTACAAATAACGTCGGCTCCGTTGGCTTGCGCCTGCAAAAAAGCACCGGCTCCGCTGTTCGTAAAATTTGAATTGAGCGAGTTGCCTTGTGTAAAGGATCCAACCCCTGAAATAGACCACGTATTAGTCGTCGCGGCTGTCGAGCCGATCATGCGCCCTTGAGCAAAAGCGCCATCGGCGGTTGCTGTAAAGGTTACGTTCATCGTGGCAGTAGCGTTGTTTGACCGAGGAGCGCCGGAAAAAAATGCACCTTGGGTACCTACGTTGAACGAAACCCCGACTGTTCCAGTACCGCCAGAAAAACCACCCATGAAATTGCCCAAACCGCGACTTGTCCAAACGTGGTTTCCGCCACCGGTGGTATAGGCGTACGTCGCTTGAAAACAACCGTATCCCAGCATTTGAAGACTAGCGTCACCCGCGCCCGTTGCAAAAGCAGCGCCTGCCAGCGTAGACCCCCCGCCTGCGTTATTTACGATGGCATCACCGGCACCGGACGTGTACGCGTTTGCCAACGTGGCGACCGGCTTGAAAGCGCCTCCTGCGTGTGTCATCGACGCAGCCCCAGTCGAGGTCTCAATCATGTTTCCGGCGAGGAGACCTGTTGGATTTGTTCCAAACGTAGGATTTGGCCCCGTCGAGACTGCACCCGCACTCGTCGAGGTCCCTACAAACGCACCCAGCCGAGAATGCATCCCCAAGAAACGCGTCCCGTCTTGGCCGACCTCTTCAGTCTGATCCGCGTCAGGAACAAGCGGGAACGAGACGGCGCCACCACCAGCGGGGGTCGAATGAATTGTTGCCATTACGCGTTGTCATCCGTCATGTCATCGTTGGGATCGTTGCTCGCCATCAAGCTAACCAGGGCGTTCAAGTCGACCTCCTTCTGAGGGCTCAACCCCAACATTTGGCGGATCTCGTTGATCGCCGGGTCATCCGGGGCGAGCATAGCGCCAGCTGTCGCCATAGACTGTAGGGTCGCTGCCATCTGCTCAATGTCCTGGAAGGCTATCTGCTCAGTACGAAACTTCGGCATCAGTTCTTCGTTCCAACCGTTGATGCGGAAGAGCGTTTCGACGACGTCATGCTGCATGGCCCATCGAATCTCGTTGAGTGAGCTATCGACCATTAGCGCGAAGTTGTCGCTCTTTTGCTTGGACATAGCGAACGACCCGGCGGAGTCCGACCCGAGCATCAGCTCCTCGACGCCCATAATGCGCGCCATCTCGCGGTTCAGTCGTTCGATAGCCGTTGCGACGGCGACTGCGGAGTCCGCACTCCCGCTGGTCATCGTTTCGACGTCCCACTGCCGATTGGCGGTTGGAGTTTGCTGCTCTCCAGTCCCGGTGTACACAGCGGAATCGATCATCAGCCCAGCGTTGGGGCGGCGGGCATGGTCAGCCAACCAACCAACCAGCGCGGAGGTAGAGGCCGCACCCTGCTCGGCGGTGATCTTACCCGCTGTGACGTTCGCCTGGATCTGCTGAAGAGGCGCCCGCACAAGCGGCACACCTTGCAAGTCCATCTCGTAACCGTAGGTCTCGAGTCGCTGCAACTCCGCGAGTGTTTCGGCGGGCTGCGTCAGCTGCCGCAAGATCCCAAGACCTTCGGGCGTATCGTTGAGCGCGTCATCCACAACGTAAACCGTCTTCGAGCGCGGCAGATAGATATGCTCAAACGTGTTTGGATTTTTTTGCACACAACCAACGACGTTTCCGTCGGCCGCAGTGTCCCACTGCTCGATAGTGTTTTGTGGGCGCTGAGCGATGTCAAGCAGACCGAACGTGCCGTCCTCCTCGCGCTTAGCGACCCACTCTTGAATTGAGAAACCATAGAAACGGTACATGCCCGCAGCGCGGATCACGCGCGACCAAGGGCGCCGCATGCCATGGATAATTTCAAACGTACGCTCGGCGAGCTGTTCCGCCTCCGCGGTCTCATTAGCCGGATCCAATGTCCAATTGGCTTTCGCAAGGAGGTTCAGGTAGTACCTCGCCCCCGCTGCAATGATCGACGTGTTCGCGATCATGTCTGCCCAGGTGGAGTACCGCTGCTGGCCCTGCAGGCTCGCGTTCTTCTCGCGGGTCTGGATGTACCCCCCGACGACCTGGACGCCGGAAGTGCCGCGTATGGCAGTTGGGTTCGGGCTCTCGGTGCGGGCGACTTCAACCGGCGCGCGTGCGCCGCTCAGAAACTGGACAGCCATCTAGACTCCTCAGCGATTGAACGGAATGATCATCGGGGCAGCACCGACGATCGCGGTCCGCTGCATCGTCAAGCGCATGAATGCGCGCGACAATGCGTCAGCCTGATCCTTGAATTCGCCGTTGGGAAACAAGCATAGCTCATTGACCAGCGCATCGTTCCACGGCGCACGGACCAAATACAGGTTGTGGGCCTCGCACTGGGCCTGCACGCCACGGGCGCGCTGCTCCTTCGATCCTGACTCTGGGCTCGAGTGCGCGTCGTAGCCGGCGAGCTTGTCGATGAACGACGACCTCTGGAACTTTCCTGCCTGGCCTGGATCCTGCGGGATATCAACCATGACCGAGTGCCCATCAGCCTGGGTCGTGTTCACCAGGGCCGTCTCGACCCCAAACGGGTTCAGCTTCTCGCGAAAGACGTCCAAGATCACAAAGCCGCCGGCGAACCGGCCAAGTTTCACGCCGACGGTGTATGGGCTCTTCTTGCGTTCTGAACCGGCGAAGTCCCACCCGCGACAGATCTCGGTGCATTCCGGAGTGATGTCCAGGTATTGGAAGTCCGCCCGTTGGAAAGCGCCGCCCCCGCGGGGTGCAGGCCTCTGCTGAAGCTGGCCGGCCTCAGCGTATGAGCCACCCCACGAGCGGAACGCCTCTTTCAGCTCTTCAACCGATTCCCAGGTGAATCGCTCAGGCCAAAGCAGCTCGTCTTCCTCGGTTCTCCGGTCCTGGCACCAGACCAGCTTGAACTCACCAGCCCAGTCGCGGGGGACCTTCATCTCGTCGGAACCGTCAGGGAGATGGCGTCGTCGCTCGAGATCTTCCTCAGTCAGCCACTCGGGCAGCGCCATGCCCTCAACAATGAATTTCACGCGCCGCTCGGGCGGGACATCTTTTCGAGGCACCGTCGTGAACGAGCGCGTAGCCTTTTCAAACTGCATCGGCAGGCAGAGGTGCTCGTAGTCGAGTTCCTTGGAGAGTATCAATCCTGATACATCGCGTTCGTGGATTCGCTGCATGATGACAACGATCGCCGATTTTGCCGGTTGGTTGAGGCGCGTCGGAAGGGTCTCCGCAAACCACCGCAGGGCATCCTCGCGAACGACTTCAGACTCAAGATCCCGGACAGCATGAGGATCATCAAGAATGATGCGATCGCCACGATGCCCAGTAAGTCCAGAGCCAGTAGACGAAGCTTGGCGCCAGCCCGTGTGATCATTCTCATAGCGGACCTTCGCGTTCTGGTCGCCCTTGAATGTCCAACGGTCGCCCCAGTTGGCCTGGTACCACTCGCTAAGGGCGAGATCGCGCGAGCGGATGTGATCGCGGATCGGGAGCGCCTGATCGTACGCGCAGGTGATGTAGCGATACGTAGCGAGGTTAGCAGGGCCCCACTCATACATCGGCCAGAAGACTGAGGTCGTCATCGACTTCGTGCATCCAGGCGGTACGTTGATCAGCAGGCGCTTGATGTCGCCGTCGGTCACAGCCTGGAGATGTTCGCAGATCGCTTCGACGGCCCAGCCGTAGACGAAGTCGGCCTGGGGCTCAAGAGCGTGCCAGCCGGCCTTCATGAATTCGAGGAGCGATTCGGCCGCGTCGGCCTTCTCGAGTTCGCGCTGGGTTCTAGCAGGATCCCTCAGCAGCGGGATCAGGAGTTCCAAATCTTGGGCCATGCGGTGCCAATCTACAGCGGAGGTGGGATATCCACTCCAGGCACGCATTGTAGCTTGTGATCGAGCGTCCGCGACTTAGATCACCGCCCCACCACCACCGCCGT